ATCGAGGACGAGATCGACATACTCAAGGAGCGGGAGCAGCAGATCCTCGCCAACATCGAGGCAATCAAGGCCCAGACCGTCGTCACCGAACGCGGAACGCTCAAGACCCGGCAGGCAACGCAGGCGACCGGCTGGCATAAACTCGCTACCGGCGACCTGACACGGGAGTTTAGGGCTACAACCGACGCGATCGAGGACGGCACGATCGCCCTCGGCACCCTCACGCAGGCGCAGAAGGACGCCGCGATCGCTGCCGAACAACAGAAGCTCGCGGAGAACCGGGCGGCGCAGGCCATCCGGGACACCGAACTCCAGACCCGACGGCTCGCGGACGGTGCGAAGACCGCCTACGAGCAGGCGTCAAAAGCAGTTTCCGCGCACCAGAAGACCGTCTCCGACCTGCAGAAGCAGTACAACGAACTCAAGGAGACGATCGACAAGGCGCTCGGGATCGACGAGGAGATCGAGGACGCCGACCGTGAGGTCGAGCGGGCAGACATCCGGCGCATCCGGGCAGAGCGCGACCTCGCCGATATTCAGGAAGAGATCAAGAAGAAGAAGGCAGAGGCCGGGCAGGGAGACGCGGACGCGAAGCGGGAACTCGAAGATCTCCTCCTCCGGGAGCGGGAGGCGGTGCTCGACGTCGCCGAGGCCCAGGATCGGTATCAGGACGCGCTCAAAGCGGCAAGCGACGCACAGCAGGAGCGGGTCGACGTCGAGGAGGCGCTCAACGGCGAGAGCGTCTCCAGCGCACAGGATCGCCTCGACGAGATCGGCCGGATGCTCGAAGAGGAGCAGGAGAAACTCGACGTCGCCCTCGAAAACCGCGAGCAGGCGCAGGTCGCCCACGAGAACCTGATGAGCCAGATCGAAAACGAAGCCCTGGATGTCAAGTCCGCGAACTGGGCGGAATACGTCAAGTACGTCAACGACAACCCGGCGATCGCCCGGACGTATCACGTCGAGTATGACGAGAATGGTAACCCGATCGGCGGCCTGCCGAGCCCTCCGCCGATCAACATCCAGATACCGACCTACTCTACCCCGGCGTTCGCGGCCGCGACACAGTCAACCGCCGTAGTCGCAGGGGGGGCAGGGGCCTCACCAGCCGTCGCCGCAACGCCGCCATCAAGCGAACCCCCGCTCACCCCTGAACAGGAGCGGCGGCAGACGGCGGCCGCGGGGGTGTACATCGAGAACCTTAACGTCAACTCCCCGAAGGCCGACGCGAGCACGATGATGAACACGACGAAACGCACCCTCCGGAACATCGGGACGCAGGTGGTGCTCTGATGCACCTGACCTGGCACGCCGCGAACGGCGACACGCTGGTGATCGCAGACCCGTCACAGGCCGTTCCTGAGCCGATGTTCCGCTACCTCACCAGCGACGGGTTCGGCGGAACCGACAACGAGATCCAGACTCGGCGAGGGGCGTATCAGGACGGCACGACGTTACAGCAGGTCCGGCTGTCGCCCCGCACGCTGATGATCCGGTTCTTGATCCTGGCACCCGACCGAGCAGGGGTCGAGCAGAAACGCCGGCGGGTCGCGGCCGCGTTCAATCCGCGAAACGGGGCCGGCACTCTGGTCTGGACGCAGGAGGACGGGTCGCAGTATGCGCTCCGGTGCGTGGCCCTCTCCGGCTCGCCCTCGTTCACTCCCGGCCGCCAGGCACAGGGTCGGGTCTGGCAGGAGGTTGTCGTGGATCTGCAGGCGCCGGACCCGTGCTGGTTCGATGCTACCGCGACCACGCTGCCGCTCGCCGGGCTGACCGGCGGGGCGACCTTTCCGATCTCGTTCCCGTGCATCTTCGCAGTCCAGGGATCGACGAGGGTCATCATCAACGAGGGCGATATCGCCGCCCCCGTCCGGATCCAGATCCCCGGGCCCTGCCTGAACCCGGTGGTCGAGAACCTCTCGACCGGGGAGAAGATCGGGTTGCAGATGGAGGTCGATGAAGGGGAGACGATCGTCATCGACACTACCTACGGTAACCTGATCTGTCGGCTCCAGGCCCGCAACGGCACTCAGACCAACGCCATGCAGTACCTGACCGCCGAGAGCACGTTTTGGCGGTTGCAGCCCGGTGTGAACATCGTGACCTTTTCGGCGCCGAGCGGGAGCGTCGAGGTCACGATCGAGTATGCATCCCGCTATACAGGAGTCTAGATATGACAGTCAAACTCAACGCAAAAGGGTATGAGGCGCTCCGCGAGCGCACGCCCGTGATCGAATGGTATGCTGAACTCCAGACGGGCGATGGGTCGGCCGCCTGTGCCCGGTATGCCCTGGCTCAACATCGCACCTCGGCCGCCGGGGTCACGCCGATGACCTTTTCGCTGCCGGTGACGGGGGCAGATGTCACCCTGCCCTGCCAGATCGAGCAGGTGCAACTCTTCGAGGCCGCGAGTGGGGGAGATCCGCTCTCCGCTGCTGAGAGCGTCGAACCCCTTCTCCTGTTCCTCGTGGGGGATGCCGGGGCTGTGGTCCTGACCATATACCTACCGGAGGTGGCGTAGATGGCGTTACCTGCGCTTTATCCGGCCCAGGTCGGATCCCCCTACACCACCCTGGCCGCGCCGTATACATCCGGTGGGGCTACGATGACCGTCGTGGATGCTACGAAACTCCCCGACGCGCCGAACATCGTCTGTCTGGCTGGATCTGTCGCAGGGGAATTTCGGTACTCCGGGAAAGATGGTAATACACTCCTCGGAGTTGTCAAACTCCCCGGCACGCCGAACGCGACCTGGCCCGCCGGGACGTTTGCATTCCGCGGGATCTCCGCATACGACCATGCCTCGATAGTCGAGCATCTCACATTCCAGCGCTCCCATATAGTCGAGGCAACCCTGGACCTTACCACCAACCACACGTATTCCGGCAGAGTCCTTGATGGGGCCGAGGCGGGCGAGAATCTGGCATTCGGGGATCTCGCGGTGCTCGCGGAGAGCGGCAAGTTCGTGAAAGCCAATCCCGCCGCCCTCGCCACCCTCGACGGCACTATCGCCCTGGTGGTCTCCGACACGATTGCCGCCGGCAGTCAGGGGATGTTCCTGCTTCGGGGTCTGATCCGAAATGACAGTTGGACGTTCTCGCCGGGCAAGGAACTCTATGCCAGCAACGGGACGCTGACCCATGAACCCCCGACGACCGGGACACAAATCATCCGGAAGGTCGGAACGGCGCTCACCGCGACGATCATCGAGTTCAACCCTTCTTCAACCCTCCATGCCGAATATCTGGTATCGGTTCTGCCGGTAAACACGGTCACCAAGGACAACGGCGATGTCGAGCGCAAGTTCTGGAAGGATGATTTCAGCGTTGATTCTAGCGACCAGTATGAAACCATATCGGGTAGCACCTCAACACATAGTTATGACACGGATCATATCGTAATCCCCGACGGCACAGGCATTCAACTGAAACATGGTGATGTTGCACCAAAGAAATTCAGTATGACTGTGAAACAGACCGGTATTACAGGCTCAATCTCCAATGGGTCCAATCAGTTTCAGGTTCGATTCACCGGAACCCCTTCAAATACTATCTCAGAACCAGCCGTTTTGATACGCTTCTCCACTTCCGGTGCGGATAATAAAAAGATGCGCTATGAAATTAGAAACGAGACAGGGGAGACCATACTAAATGCAGAACATACCTTTGCGGATACAGCAACCTATTATGCGTTCCTTAATTCATATTGGGGATTCGAGATCGCATTCGGAGGGGATTCGAAAGTTAATCTGTCAATACCGTTGTTAGGTATCAACACAACATCTACAAAAGCCATATCCCTCTCTGGACAAGTGCGCCCATATATCACAACTTATAATCTCAAGAAGCCGCTTGAAGTCTACGAGATAACCTCTTCGCCCTCCATATCCTACGCCGACGACTTCACCAGCGATACTACCGAGCGGTATCAGGCAGTCACAGGAACAGTTGCCTACGACGATGTAAACAAGCGGATGAACGTCACCACAGCGGCAGGAGCGAATGGGAAAGCATCCGGCAGGCTGAAGTCCTACAAGTTCTGTGAAGGCGCACAACAATTTGATGTAACGCTCCCGGTTGGTGATAGCGGGGATTTCATCTGCATGGTAACACACGCTACCGATGCTAAAATGACCAACGGTATCGGGGTAGGGTTACAGTCTGATGGAGCAGGGAACTGGAACCTCGCAACCTTATCTGGAACTACCGTTACGGAAGGGGCATCGAGCGGATTAGTTGACGGCAAGACTGCTCGTATTGAGATTGAGAAGGATCTGTCCGGCGCGTATTGGTATTATATCTACGATGCTGCTGGAGCGAAACCGACAACACCCACTGGAAAACTCTTCACCACGCTAAGTGAGGGTTACACTGGATGGTATGCTAAAGGTAACAACAAGACCTATGCAATTGAAAATATCTCCATCCGTGCTGAATCCATCGTGGGACGGACGAATGTTGAGGTGACTGAGCCGTTCTGGTTCAGGGATGAGTTTGGTGAGGATTCGAGAGGACGGTATTGGAATGTGGGATCTGCAACTATCACCGGAGGGAAATACAAGATCATAACAAATTGGTATCATAACCAGTTCCGACAGGCAGATCTAAAGAATATTGACCTTTCAGCAACATTCACCCCTACTCACGGAACTGGGACGTATTATGGATATGGATTGGCGTTTAATATCCAAGATTCACATACGTCCGCTATCCCGGGAGCGACGGGGAAACGATACGTGGTGCATACAACACCCACTAATCTTACATTAGTGCGATGCACCCCTACCGCAAAAACTGCACTGGTATCCATAGTTGCACCCACTCCACCCACCGAAGGAACCCATACAATCAGGGTTACAGATAATGACTCTGGAGAGATTGTAGTCTATTACGATGGGGAAGCGGTCATTACTCATACAGATCTTACCTACACTCACGGATATGTGGGATTCGCATGTGGGGATACAAATGGTACTGGAGGATATCTTGAAGTAGATGATCTCCAGTTTTCAGGCACTCGCATCTACAACAGACCCATCCACCGGGGAGCAATGCTTGAGACCTATCACGATGGGACACAGGAGGTTGTCGGGACTACGTTTATTGATGACTGCCAGTGGGATCGGAGTGCGGAATACACTTCGGAGCGTGGAACGTGGACGCATGACCCTATAACGGGGGTCATACGGGCCACAGCCAATTATCAGGGACTCATCTCATATACACCAAAAGGAATCACCTTTAATGGAGGGGTGATTGATTTTGATTTGTGGTATCATAAAACTACTACATATGCCCCAATTGCGGGGATTATCATATTCACAGATGGGAACTCAGAATCTGCACTAAATGGGATCCCTCTGTCAAATTCCACTTTTACCCGTGAGCATGTAGATGGAGTGAAAGGGCCGGAATGGCCAAAGGTCCTGTATGATGCTGAGGACGTTTGGGTGAAGATTAGGGTGGTAGTTAATTCAAGCAATAAACAGATTGTAGTATACCGTAATGGGACACAAATATGGTCTAGAACCTACACCTTTACCCCTAAGTGTTACGGCATCTCCTTAATGGGGTATAATATGGCTGGAGCGGGAGCAACCATTGAATTTAGGAATCTTGTCGTTAACGGTGTAAGTGTTGACGCCTCGAACGGCATTGCTGCCTGCATCCCGCCGATAGGGGGCGGGGCGAGATATGGTGTCGAAGAGTCCGTCTACATCCCCATCACCCCCGGCACCGAGATCCCGGTCGGTTCTGCTGTCATCAGTCCGAACGCAAAATCCACGGTAGTCGGGACAGCCCTGACCACCTTCGCACAGTCGCCCGCCGGAGTCTCGGCCTCACTCGAGTATGCGACCGGCACAAAGACTTGCCCGGGTCTGTCGACTGCCTTCGCTCCGGTAGGGAGACATCGGGTCAAGGCCGACCGCAACACCCTGACGAACATCGGGGTCAAAGGATCTGTGGCCGGCACCAGTCCGGCAGTCTACATCGACAGTCTCCATGTCCGGAAGCAGGAGGTAGCATGAGCCGCCTACTCCGTGGCCCGGTGCCGGACATCTTCACCCGCCAGATTCAGACCGGCGTGGTTGAGGACGACGACGGGATCGAGATCCCGACCTACGATCTTGAGGTGTTCGAGCCGGACCTGTCTGCCTACGAGGAAGTCACTTGGGCTGAGGTCAAGACCCTGATCCACTTCGACTTCAGGATCGGCAACACCCTCTACACCTTCCGTAACACCCCGGGGGCCACGCATGCCGGCATTGAGGAAGAGGTTATCTGCATCCGAGACTATCCGGCCTTCGTCTATCACACGGTCGATCAGGGCGCTGCCATAGAGCATATAGGCCACTATCGCCGGCTCCGGCACCCCACTGCCCCGCCGCTCAAACTATCGGGCGATACGTTCTATGTGGGCGGCCTGGAGGACTATGATGATACTCCGTTCCAGGACGCCACTGACCCATCAATCACGCTGACGTTGGCCGACATCGAACTCTGGAAGGATGGGGCATATGTGAAGAATTATGCCCGTCCCCGGCCTGTGGAGGAGGTATGAGGCGGTTTACCATCTCCCCCTTTTCCGGCCCCGGCACCCGGCAGTCTCGCCATGGGGCTATTGAGGGAGCAGAGGGAGCCATCGCCGCGACGCGGGATCCTCTCGTTGCCGCGGACCGGTTGGCAGCGATCGCCGGGCTTGGAGGTTATCTTGCCGGGCGGTCGTATGCGGTGCCGGACGTCTCCGGAGGCGTCGCGGTGACGTTCGCGGAGGTATATCCGATATGACAGACATTCAGTTCAAGCGAGGGAGCACGCTCCCTATCTACCAGATCACGCTGAGCCGGCCGGACAGCCCCACGAC